TTAAAACTTAAAAATAATATCGATGTTATCCATAGTAACCTCGACTCTATCTATCAATTGCTTAACTATCCTAGATTGAACATCATACGAAGATTTTCTAATGTCAAGGTTATCCATCAGCATTCCAAGAGAGTCTTCGTTTTTCTTGTCTAAATAATTCAATTTAATTGCTTTGTTATAATCATCTTTTAAATGATTGAGTTCTTCGATGTCTTTTTTTAGTTTTGGTAGGTCAATCAAATCATTAATATATAAATCGTTTAGACGATTGATTTTTTTATCGATTATCTCTATTTCTTTTTTTAAAGGTGTAATATCAATTATATTGTCATCTTTTTTTATTTTTTTAAGATATTCTTTATCGTGTTGAAGTTTATAAAGAACATCAATAACATATTTTTCGATGTGTTTTTTTTCATATCGACCAGTGTTACAAATCTTTTGGTTATTATAATTATTAACACTTCGTCTAGCCAAACTTTCTGTTTTATTAACACAAACGTAAGTTTGCCTTCTCGTACCATCGTTCTTAGCTCTTCCTGTGCATACTTTTAAAGGGGCACCACAATAACCGCATTTTGCTATGTGAGAAAGCATATATTTCCCTTGAAAAGGTCTAGTATTTGTTTTCGTATCTGTCCTATGTGCTAAAGCTATTTGCGCTTTATTATATGTTTTTTCGTCGATAATGGCTTGATGATCACCTGAGAAAGTTTGTTCCCTATACTTCACTAATCCTTTATATGTTTCGTTTTCTAATATTCTTTTTACTTTTACATGTGTCCACGTATTCCCGACGAAATTGTCTCTCGCGTAATTTGTAATTGACATGATTGAGCAGCCAGAGATTATCATGTCAAACATCTGCCTGACATTAGCAGCCTCTAACTCGTTGACCGACAATGTTTTTTCGTCTTTGTTGTATCTATATCCATAAGGTGGTGTTTTCCAAGCCGTTGTTTTTCCAGATTTTGCTCTATTCATAACACCAAACTGCATTCGCTCTTTAATCTGTTCTCTTTCAAACTCTGCAATAGCTGACAAGAGAGTGAGAAAGAGATTTCCCATTGCTGAAGAAGTGTCGATATTTTCTTTTAAGCTGACAAAATGGATATTGTTAGCAGTAAATACATCTTTGACTAAGTAAAGTGTGTCTTTTACATTTCTTGATAGCCTGTCTAGTTTATAGACTAAAATAGTATCAAATTTATTGTTTTTACCGTCTTCAATCAATTCTGTTATTGCCGGTCGTTCAAGTTTACCGCCTGAAAAACCTGCATCAGAGTAGTTTTTGTAAATTTTCCATTCCATTGCCTCACAATACTTTGTTAAAGCTTCAATCTGTCCTTGAATGGAATATCCTTCTTCGGCTTGATTTATTGTTGATACTCTAGAGTAAATAGCTACTTTTCTCATTGTTTTTTACCTCATTTTTTGTTAAAATGAGTACAGTAAAGAGACCTACTTAAAGCAGGTTTTTACTATACTAGATTCGCCTCACGCTCGCACCGACCAAAGTTGAGCGGGGGGCTTTTTTAGTTAAACGCCGAAATAAGCTGGAACAAAATGTACACTATAGGAATAAGCATGATAATGCAACCTATTTGTTGTATTGTGTTACCTGTCTTTTCCATCCCCTCGCCTGCACTTGTCATTTTTTCTCCAACTTTTGTAAAAGCAGAATTTGCTACGTTTGATTCATAATCATAAAAAATTCGCTTCACATAATCTTCTTTAAAATCTAAAAAACATTTAGGGCATCTTCTAGTGTGAAAAGTAAGAATAATAGACTTGCCGCAACTCGGACATTTTGTTCTTAGTTTTGTATTTTCTAAATTCATTTATCTACCTCAGTACTCTTTAGGCATAAAGTTACCGACAATTTCCCCTATTATACGAGGGCCTTCACTAAAAGGAGCAAACTTGTCATTGTATTTTTTATTTAAAGACACAAGGCGCAAGCCATCCTTTTCTCTGTAAACTTTCTTAATATAGGTTTGTCCGTCCCACTCTACGGCATAGATGCCACCTTCATAATCAAAGCCAGTTTGTTTTATAAGCACAACCTCACCATTCAGATAAGTTGGTTCCATAGAATCACCAAAAACCCAAGAGGCAAAATCGTAATCTAATTCTTCGTCGTAAAAAACAGTATCATAGTTCCCATCACCAAAATATCCATAACCTGTACCTGCGGAAAGTTTCTCATAGACTTTGTATTCATATAGTTTTTTCTCTATTGAAGTAATTTTATTTTTTTGCTCTTTCAATTGTTCTGTTGCAAAGTCTAAAACTTTTTGCTTACGAGGAACATTTAATTCTACGACTGTTGTGGTTATTTTTTTGACAAGTGGAGAAGTAGGGATTTTGAGTTCGTGATTTTTCTTACGAGGTGCAAATCTAGGATCTATATCAGACTTCATTAACCCGAAATAATCAGCTATCTTTTGAACGTTACCAGGATTAGGTAAGGAATTTCCTTTGACATATTCATTAAAACTACTTCGTGGAATTTCCAATGCATCAGCTAAATGTCCTTGTTTTAAATTGTTTTCTAGCAATAAACTGTTAATTTTAGCAGAAATTATCTTTTTGTATTCCTCGTCTTGAGGTGTTAATTTCCCTCGTCCTCTTGCCATATTATTTTCCTTTCGATTTTTATACTTATATAGTATCGTTTTAAATCGTATTTGTAAATAAAATTTTTAAAAAAAATTCGTTTTTTTTCGTTTTTATACTTGACATTCGTTTTAAAACGGATTACAATATAATCAAGCTTAAGGAATTAAGCAAAACGAAAGGAGGTACAGCTAATGAAATCTAGGCTAAACAAAAAGCCTAAACGCAAAGAACTAGAAGTCGAAATCAAGATTCTTTGGTTTAAGCTTAAGATTCACTACTCAATAGAGTGGTGAGGATAATTAGAGGGCTAAGAAGCCCTCTCCCCTAACGGGGTAAGTTTAGTTTAGCACATTGGCTGTATCTCCGCAAGAATGAAAGGAGAGGTTATGAGAGAACGAAATGAAAAGTTCATCGGAGTGCTAAAAGATATGCACATGCAAATTTTGCGAGACTTCACAAACGAAGAAGACCCCTTAACAAGGTGCGAGCTTGCTAAAGGGTTCCTCGAAATTGGTGACTATTTATCCAAACAATGACTCGCCACGCTCAAGAGCTTCGGCTATAACTTTACCATTATTGATTTGTTCTTGCTTTTCGGCTTCAACGAAAGGTAAATTATGTTGCTTAATAGCTTCCACAGAGTCTTCGTAAAGTTTGATTTTATCTTCGATAGACAAAGTAGGGCTAGAAGAAGCGACAATAGCGAGAGCTAAATCTTTTGAATTAGAAATTTTCATTAGCTTATCCTCCTTTCTGCTAGGATAAGTTGATTATAACATTTTTAGGAGGTACAAAATGAGTTGGAAAAAACTAATGCTTGGCGACTTAGAACACACGTTTACTAGTCGTGATGGCAAGGAAAAAACAAGCGTTGAATTTGAAGGCGGTGTATTACCAGCTCTGTTAGTGCTAGGTGGTATCACTTGGCTGATTGCTTGGTTTATTACAAAATAAAAACTCCCCAAAAGGAGTGGAAAGGAGGGAAGGCATGGAAAAAATTAAATACGGTGTACTAGGTTCTTCCAAGATATTTCACACAAGAAAATCTGCTCTCACTCATGCAAATCTTTTAGGATATCCTCGTAGTGCGGTTTTTTTGATAATTCCACAGGGAATGACGCAGAAAATGATTGATAAGGTGAATTAACATATCCTGCTTTATTAGCTTTAAATAGTTTTTTCTTTTTAGCTACTTTAAAAGCAACAAAGAGTCTATCTGTGATTTCAGACGTTTGTATGATTAAATCCATCCTTGTCATACTGTGGGCTTTTAATACTCCACAATCTGCCTCTGGAACCTCGATAAGGATTGTATTGCCATCAGGCTGTACTGCGGCTATAGCCTCTCTACCTGTTAAATCGTTAATTATATTATTTTGCTTTTGGTAATAATGCTGATATTTTCTGTTTTTATCAAAAACAATCAAGTCGAAGTAGCTTACATCAACATTAGAAGGATTGATGATTTTAATGTTAGCTCTTAATGTACCATTTGGATTATATATGCTTTCACCGTTGTCTAAAATAACGCTCAAAATCCAATCTGAAACAGGAGCAGCAATTAACTCGACTTGTAAGTTATTTCTTCGGTAGTTTGAATAAGATAGAAACAGAGCTATTAAAGCTATCCAATTTTTTATTAGATATTCACTTGTAAACTTAAAAACACACAATAAAAAATTAAAAAAATTCATTTCAACCTCGCAATTTTTATTTAAATTATACCACAGAAAATTTTAAAGCTATGTTGTTTTGGATAATTCCAAATTAGAAAGGAGGTGGGGGAATGACGAAAATGACACTAAGAGCCTTACGCGTTAACTATAGCCTTAGCGCAAAAGAAGTAGCGCAAGAACTTGGTATTCATCAACAAACTTTACTAAAATACGAAATTGATAGTACAGACATCCCGTTTAGTTTATTAAATGAATTGGCAAATTATTACAATATTGATGTAAATAATATTTTTTTAGGTAAAAAATTCGTTTTAAAACAAATGTTTAAAAACAACCGCCTACAAAACTAGAAAGGACAGTATGCAAGAGATTTTTAACTTTAAAGGACAAGAAGTCCGAACAGTAACCATTGACGATGAACCTTACTTTGTAGGGAAAGATGTCGCAGAGATTTTGGGGTATGCAAAAGCAAGAAATGCAATTGCTAGTCATGTTGACGATGAAGACAAAAAGGACGCCCCAATTCAGGGCACCCTCGGCGGAACTCAAACGATGACCATCATCAACGAGTCAGGTCTCTACTCTCTCATCTTATCTAGCAAGTTGCCACAAGCCAAAGAGTTTAAACGGTGGGTCACATCAGAAGTATTACCAACAATACGTAAACACGGCATGTATGCAACTGATGAACTACTTGACAATCCAGATTTTGCCATTGCTACGCTACAAAAGCTAAAAGAGGAGCGTGAGGCTAAGAAGTTGCTAGAAGCCCAGATTGAGGTAGACCGTCCAAAGGTGCTATTTGCTGATGCCGTAAGTGCTAGCCATACCTCTATATTGGTCGGAGAACTTGCAAAGTTACTCAAGCAGAATGGGGTAAATATTGGAGCGACTCGTCTCTTCACTTGGCTTCGTAAACACGGCTATCTTATCAAGCGTAATGGCCGAGATTGGAATATGCCTACTCAGAAAAGCGTAGAGCTTGGACTTATAAGGGTCAAGGAAACTAGCATTACCCATTCTGATGGCCATATTACAGTAAGCAAGACACCCCTTGTAACCGGAAAAGGTCAACAATACTTTATTAATAAATTCCTTAATCAGGAATATCTACCAGTTTAAAAAGGAGATGGCATGAACGAAATAACATTTACCCTATATTGCACAACATCTGAAGAGGCAATCACAGAAGTAAAGAAACTAAAAGAAGCCCATCCAAAGGATAGACTTCAATTCAATGTAAACATTAAGTCTGAGTTTTACTAGTCAATAGAATTGACGTTAGAAACGTATTGATAAAGTTTCTTATACTCAAGACCTAAGTATTCCGCAAAAGTAGCATCCTTAATTTTACCTTCGTTTTTTGCAGCTCTAAATTCACGATAAAAACTTTCGTGATTTCCGATGATAATTTCTGATGTTACTTCCAACAAATCTTTAGCCATATAATCACCTCCCTTCGAGATGATTATAACAAAAAAGTCCGACGGCAATCGGACTCTGAACAAAAATATTACAAAGGAATTATACCATGAAACGACAAAAAGAACAATGGACCCCAAAGGTTCGCTGTTTTAGGAAAGGCGGTTCACAATGTGAGCCAGAAAATATAACGGTGCCAATTTCTTTTACAGGTTACTATCAAATTTTATTAGAAGTAGGAGTATAACATGAACAAACTAGAACTATTTTTATTAACAACAACCGTTATCTTAGCGGTCATTGCTAGGGTGCAACACGAAGTCATTAAAAAACACAATTCGCCAGAGAATAAGCGGAAAATTTTTAGGGAAGTAGCTTTAAAAAACAGCAAAGGATGGAGCAAGAAGCGTGCAAGAGGAGGGGTTGTCAGCTAATGCAGTACATTTTTCAAGACATTAACAGGTAGTTACACAGCTGTTAGCAATGAATTTATTCAGGACAAAGAACTTTTCAATAAGGAAAAAGGACTGCTGCTAACCATTTTGAGTAATGCAGACGAATGGAGAGTCTATCCTGAAGAACTCGCTAGACGTTGTAAGGATAGCGAATCTGCAATCAGAAGCCAGTTGAAAGCGTTAGAGAATGCCAAGTATATCAGAACTTATAGAAAATCATTTGGCGGGCGATATGGTACCGAAGCCTATAGATTCTGTTCTGACAGAAAAATAAGCGACGAGGCGTTCAATACTTTGAAGGCAGAACAGGACTTAGAACTAGAAAAAATTGCTAATACCTAATTTGCTAATGTGCAATTTGCTAATGTGCAATTTGCTAATGTGCAATTTGCTAATGTGCAATTTGCTAATGTGCAATTTGCTAATCAACAAATTAGCCAACTAATAAATATTAACTTATAAATAAATACTAAATAACAATAAATACTAACAGATAATAAGCATCATCATCAACATCAGGAGGAGCTATGGACGAAAAAAAGCTTTTTGAAAATTTCCAATTAACTTTTGGACGGATGATATCGCCATTTGAAATCGAAGATATTCAAAAGTGGATTCACGAAGATAACATGCCAATTGAAGTTGTCAACCTTGCCTTAAGAGAAGCGGTAGAAAACAACAAAATCAGTTGGAAGTATATCAATAAAATCTTAGTTGATTGGTATAAATCTGGAGATACGACAGTAGAAAAGGTCAGAGACAGGTTGCAACGGTTTGACGATAGTAAAAAACAACGAAGTGTAACTACCTCAAACGTCCCAAGCTGGTCGAATCCAGACTACAAAGAACCAGATTTAAAAGAATTTGCTCTAGGAAGCATGGACGGTATAGAAGATGGATCAGGAGATTTTTAATTTTTTTAACAAACAAATCAAAAAAGATTTTGGTAAAACGGCGAGTAAAGAGACTTTTGCTAAGTTTGCTAGTTACTGCGCCGAAGGAATCGAAAAAAATGGAGTTAAGCCAATTTTTAATTGGATAAACCTATACGCTTTTGGAACTGGTATGACAACAGCAGAAGCAGACCGGTTGAGAATAGAGCGATATAAACAGGAGAATGCGTTATGACAAAACAACATAGAGAAACGCTTATCTGGTACCGAGCAAGTCATCAAGAGCGTGAGAGATTGCTTGATTTTGGACTAGTTGATAAAGCACGGTACGTGACACTATTGCGGCAATTGCGTAAGAAATATGCGATTTAGGAGGAAATATGACACCAGAACAAGCAGAAAAAGCAAAAATCAGAGCTAAACAAGAACTTGAAACGTTTAGCATATACCTTGATCAGGCAATTGATGATCTCGGTGGAGTTCTAACTTCACGAGAAGTCTTTTTAGCAGCGGGAATAACATATCTTGGCGCAGGTCAGACAGATATACATGCTGCAGTCGAGGGATTATGTGAGCAAATCCAATGATTTTAAATTTAGTGAAGACTGGGAGAGCAACTAAAACACAAAAAGAGGAAATGAAATGAACATCAAAGAAAAAATTGTAGTGCTAAGAAACACTGAAGACGGAAGTTTTTTAAAGAGTTTCAAAAACAAAAAAGATGTACTTGCTTATAATGTGGAACTTACAGATAGCATTCAACTGGCATCATTTTTACCAGAAGAAGCTTACAACATACAAAAAGAAAAAATTGATAATTTGGCAGAAACGCTTGGGTGTGATGTTGTAGTTATCGAAGCATCATATGACCTAAAATTTATTGATGGCGAATCAGTGCCAGAGTTAACAAAAGAGCAAAAAGTTAAAAGTATGGTAAACGGAATGTTTGAGCAGGTTTTTGGAGGTGAATAGAGATGGCAAATCAATTATCAACATACACACACAAACAATTTTTTAACGCACCAACAGTTCAAAAAGCTTTTGATGACGTTTGGAAAGGCGCCGGGACACAGTTCGCGGTAAGCATCTTGTCAGTACTACAAGGTAGTCAAAGTTTGAAATCGGCATCTAATAAATCTATTTATGCAGCAGCTATGAAAGCAGCCGTGTTAAATCTGCCTATTGAGCCAAGCTTAGGAAGGGCCTATTTAGTTCCGTACAAAGGTCAAGCACAATTCCAATTAGGCTATAAAGGGTTGATTGAGTTAGCGCAGCGCAGCGGACAATACAAAAATATTAATGCAGGTATCGTCTATAAATCACAATTAATTTCTTACAACCCTTTGTTCGAGGAATTAATCCTTGACTTTAGCAAGCCACAAGATGAAATTGTAGGGTATTTTGCCGCTTTTAAACTTTTCAATGGATTCGAGAAAGTTTCTTTTTGGACAGTAGAAAAAGTAACTGCACATGGAAAGAAATTTTCAAAATCGTTTGCTAGCGGTCCTTGGAAAACAGACTTTGATGCAATGGCTCAAAAAACTATTTTAAAAGATATTTTGAGTAAATATGGTCCGTTATCAGTTGAGATGCAGAAAGCTATCGAGGAAGATAATCAAGATTCAACGATTTCTACCCCAAAAGACATTACCCCACAAGAAGCAAATAGCCTTGACGACCTAATTGGTCACCAGAACGAAAATAAGGATGCTCCTAACAATTTAAAAGACGTAACTGAAGATTTACATGACGAAGAAGAAAAAACGCTCACAGACGAAAATAAGACGGTTTTAGAAGATACGTCTTATCCAGCAGATGAGGTTCCCGATTTTGACCAAGAGACTGGTGAAGTATTAGCTAGCGAAGGCAACTTATTTGATAACCTCGGAGACTTAATATGATTAAACTTGTAAAAATTGAAGGATATTATATTAATCCAGAATATGTTGTTGGCGTTTGGGAAAGATCTGCTTTAAATTTTGACGATTTAGATGAAAAAGTAGTGGTTATTCAATTCGTTGGAGATAGGGAAAGGGAAGAGTTTGTCTTTTGCGATACACCTATTGATGAAGTAATTAAGAGGTTGCTAGATGACTAGTTTAGACTTGCTCGGAAAGGACTATTACAGCCATGAATCAGCTATCAGGTACTGGTCCATTAGTCAGTACAAGCGTTTTAAAGAGTGCGAAGCGCGGGCGCTTGCTGAATTACAAGGGAATTGGACAGATACCAGAGATAACACTGCGTTGCTCGTCGGGAACTATGTCCACTCTTACTTTGAGAGTAAAAAAGCTCATGAAGAATTCAAAGCCCAAAACGGCTCTGAAATGATTTCGACCAGAGGAACGACAAAAGGTCAATTAAAAAAGGACTACTTAGTCGCTGAACAAATGATTGGCGCTCTTAAAAGTGACAGTAACTTTATGGCTATCTACCAAGGGGAAAAGGAGGCGGCAATCACAGGATTTCTTGGCGGTGTGGAATTTAAAGGTAAAATCGACTGCCTAAACGTCAAGCGTGGCTATTTTGTAGATATCAAAACAACAAAAGGGCCGATTGACGACACGATTTGGAGTGGCGAAGAGCGTGTCAGATGGTTTGAGGCTTACGGATATATCTTGCAGATGGCTGCTTACAAAACCATGTTAGAAGCTAAATATAATAAACCGTTCGAGCCGATTATTTACGCGGTAACCAAGGAAACGCCACCAGATACAAGAGCCATCAGAATCCAAAATGTAGACGCTATGCAAAACGAGTTAGATAGCCTAGCACAAAGCATTAAGCGATTAGATGACGTTAAAAAAGGCATAGAAAAACCTAAGCCTTGCGGTCATTGCGAGTATTGCAGACAAAATAAATTGTCTGTAAGGGTAGAGATTTTTTAATAACCTATTGCAAAGTGAAGCTTGGCCTTTGCAAGTTTAAATTTTCCGAGCGAGAAAGGAAAGTTGGAATATCGTCAAGTCAACAGGATTGATGATATGAAGAATTGCTACACTCGTCCTTGCCAATGCTCACACACAATTTTAGGGCGAGTGTGGATTTTAAAAAGGTGAAAAATATGGAACAAATCAAAATTACAGGAACAGGAACAGCACTAATTTTAGATAGAGTAAACCGAATCTTTGCCATCTCTGGCAGTTTGACTATGCAATGGGATTTTATTAGTGATTTTAAAAAGATTGACGACGAACCGTCACTTGATGAAGATGGAGAGTTATTCGAAACAGCCTACGACCTCATTCTTGAAGCTAAACCCAAAACTAAAATCAATCTAACATCATCATATTTTGCTAAAGAGTATAAGAAAGACGCAGACGAAATCATAAAAGTATTCTCGTTTATCGAAGATAACAAGAGAAATATCTTTGAAACCCTTGGCATTCGCGGGGTGCTTGAATGAGCAATCTAGTTTTATCGTTAGACATCTCAACATCTGGAACAGGGTGGGCCTTATTTAAAGGCTCAGATCTTATCCAGAGTGGTGTCTTAAAACATAAGAGTAAATCCTACTTTGAGCGCGGCCGCTATATGGCTAGTCAATTAAGGCTAATTCAGTCACGAGCATTAAAAAAATACGATTGCTGTTTTAGTACAATCGCAGTCGAAAAAAATTCAGTTATGGGACCTAACCAGCAATCCATGCTTAAAATCGGTATTGTTACAGGAATTATCTTAGGAAGATTAATAGCTGATAACGTCGCCTTTATAAATGTATCAACGTGGCGTAAGCACTGGAAGTTTAGCTACAAAGACCGCTCTAAAAAAGCGATGAAAGCACAATCGAAAGAAAAAGCTCTCGAATATTGCGGAAAAACAGTAAAAGATGATGAAGCGGATGCTATTTTGATTGGCTCATACTATGTCAATCAAGGCTATCTTGATGAATTGGAGACACATGACTACTACTAAAAAACACGTTGTGAGAGTTTACAACAAAGGTATTACAGCGACTTACGCGATCTATGACAAAAAACTGTTTAAGGAGCACGAGTTCGCAACCAAAAACGAAGCGATGCGGTTTATTAGACAGCTAGAGTTAGCTAATGATAAGCGAGCGACAGAATATTATTTGAGAGAGGTAGAGAGATGCTGACGGAAGATACGTTTAAAAAAATTGAGGAACTTGAAGCTGCTTGTCAGGATACGACAGATAACATTAAAAAACCATCACACTATCAAGGCAGGCATGGCATGGAAGCAATCGATGTGGTTAAAAACTTTTCAGCTTGTCCAGAGCACGAGGAAGGTTTTTACTGGGGCAATGCTGTTAAGTACCTTTTGCGGTATCACGCTAAAAATGGTGTTGAAGACCTCAAAAAAGCACGGCAGAACCTTGATTGGTTGATTAAAAAGTTGGAGGAAGTGGAATGAAGAAACCAAATCGTTATCCGTACAGTAAATCAAAATTTAATGGTTGTATTTACCAGTTGCATGCAGCCAGCTTTAAAGATGAACAATATGTTGAAGATTTAAAATCATGCGGCATACATTATCAAATTACAAAAATTGGTTATTTTCCTGATATTTTTATAAAAATTGATAATCTCGAACAATTACAAATATTAATAGATAAAACAGGACACGATTTAATACTTAGTAAAGACCAAATTTGGATTTATGATGACTATATGGAATGAGGAGTAATAATGATACCAAAATTTAGAGCATTTAATAAAAAGATCCAAAAAATGTATAGCATTGATGGCTTTAAATCAAGTGAACGCAAAATATACAGATGCAGCTTAGCAGATGATGAGTTTCGCTCTGGTCGCTTAGAGACGTTTCATTTTGTCGAGGATAACCTTGATGATTATATTCTCAGGCAATCAACAGGACTGTTTGATAAAAACGGCGTGGAGATTTTTGAGGGAGACGTCGTGAAATTACAATATACAATTACTAGTGATTTAGAATTTTTTAAAGTGAATCAATTCAGAGGTGGTTCTTGGCGCATTGACAATAGACGACGCGGATCAGATTTGTGGTTAAGAAACGAGGACTGCGAAGTTATCGGGAATATATATCAGAACAGCGACCTGATAGAAAGTGTGGAAGAATGACAACAGATGAATTATTGCAAAATTTACGTGATGACTTGAATAAAATAATGAATGTCCTAAAAAACGATTGGAAAGCACTATTGTTTCTTGCGATCGCAATATTTGGGATGATGGTAACCGTTTCGTATTTTAGTTACCGTGATGCGCAACAATATTACGAACCGCAGATATACGGACTACGTGCTCAGCTAAGCAGGACACAAAAGCAGCTTAAGCGTGCTAGCGAGCAAAACCAGCAGCAGACTAAGCGGATTGCGGAAATGACAGGTAATGGAGGATAG